AAGAGCCTTATTTTCTGCCTGTTGTGATAATCTTCTTAACTGCAGCCACAATAGTCTCAACAGGAGCGAGACAACCCTCCCCCACATCTCCGCAGGCAAGCTTACCTTTCACCGGCCCCCCAAGCATAATTTTGTTAATTTTGGCTTTATTTTTGAATAATGATATTCATAAACTAATTCAAAACATTGGTTGATTGAAATGGGTGATATAAAATTAATTTTATTTTTCATCTATCGGCTCAAGAACTAATACATCCTTTATTTCTCCAAATACAGCCTGCTTTACAAAGGTTACTTTTGCTTTTTTACCTTCCCAGTTATCAGAATTTGTAGTATATACTTTAGATAGGCTTTTTCTGGTGCTGGAATTAGGTGTTAAGGTTTTTACTCCCCCATTAGGTAATTGAATATCGATTTGAAAAACTGTTTTTAAAGCTGTTCTATCCTGAGCTTTGGAAAAATCAACCTCTTCAATCTTCCCTTTATTCATAAAAGTAACAACATCACCCTCCTTAACATCTTCATTCTTAAAGTTCATTCTTAATTCTCCTAAATCTGGCATTATGTATCTCCTTTCTTCCATCTAAATATTTCTAAACACGCTTTGAATACTTCTAGCGGTTCGTTTAAAGTAATGAGATTGTAGTTACCATCATCTTTTAACTGTAAACAAGCGGTAACGTCAATCGCCTTAACCAAACTCATTTCTAGTAAACAGGCTTCATAAGCTGATAGCTGTAGTCCGTGGTTAGGATAAACATTTCCTGTTTTAATATCATACAAACCAATGCTTTTATCTTGATGTTCTAATAAAAGGTCAATCCTGCCAGCCCATCCCGCCTTACAATAAACAATCTTTTCTGTCAATAAAACCGTAGGTTTGGTTTCTTCTAAAAATTTCATAAAAGCGAGGACATAAGGTTGAAGTTCTCCAGCGATTTTATCAATTTTAATCTTCATCCCCTGTGAATATTTATTGGCTAGACTATGAACAGTAGTTCCCACCTCAGCCTTACGCCCCACCATTTTGTAAACCCTTCCTATCACCTCCCTTTCTGTTTCGTTTAGTAATATAGGTTGATCCATTAAAAGACGTGCTGTTTGTTGCATACCCCAATACATAAGTCCACCTTTATTAAGAACATCCAACACATTAGTTACACTCGCTTTGCGTTCTCCAAAAACAAAATCTTCACCGTTAGAATAATACCAACCGTTTCTGCGTGGATATTTTAGATTATATTCTCGTTTATTTAATTTCTCTGGCATTTCTTTCTATTCTCCTATCTGCAATTTCTTCCATTCTTTGGACTTGTTTTAAAGACAATGTTTCCGTTCTGATACCCAATGCAGTAATAATCCAATCTAATGATTCACATTTTGAAGCTACTTTTTCTCTATAAAGTTCTTCTTTTAAATCAAGTATTTTCATTTTATTCTCCTTAAAAAGAGAACCGAGAATCTCTTAACCTTCTCAGGTTTTGATGCCTTGCGACACCAAATTCTCGGTTCGGTTTTAAAGTAATAATTAGATTATCAAGAGATTTTATTTTCATATCAACATTGCATCAATCCTTGACTTTTTTTAGGGATTGTGTTATACTTATAGATAGACAAAAAGCCGACAACCGTGTCCCAATGTGGGGACAAAGTGTCGGCAATTTGATGATTATTCGACGAGAAGTTTAAATCAGCAAGGCTAACATATATTATAGGAAGTTCAATCATAATCTAATTGTATCATAATCCTGTTCTTTGTCAAGCATTTTTTTAGTCTTTAAGAAAGATTTTTTGGTAAGCACAACACTTTTTAGGAAATTTTGGACATTGAATCCAATGCTTGGTCATCATATAAAGAAAGCGACTAACCGTTACATAATGAGGAATGTATCTAAGAAAAGTCTCTTTTGTCTCTTTAGGTAGCCTAAATGTGATGTAAGCATCGCTTTTGCTCATCCTAATATAAATATACCATAAAATCAGCTTATTTACAAGATTTATGAGATATATCATTGACAGAACGAATCAAAAGGCTAAAATAGGGTGGTGATAAATGATGGGTATTTATGACAACATAGGCACACAACGTAAGAAAACTGCGATTCGCCTTACTCGATTTCAGGAAGCCAAACTACAGCACATCTGCGAGCTGTTTGGGGTCACCTATCAACGCTTCTTTTCTGACTGTATAGATTATTTCTATATGGACATTTTGGAAGTGCAAGCTGGTAGGATTTCGTTAAATAAGGCAGAGAAAGATTCTACAAAAAACCTATATGATGAGTATGTGGATTTGAAGAAACTCAAAGGTCTAAAACCTGCGCCTTATCTTCGTTCAAAGCAAGCCAGGTCTTAAGAGCCTTACAAAAACCTTTAGAAATATGCTTTCTGCGATGAAGTTGTGTTAGAATCCAATGTTCTCCTTTAAAAATAGGAACTATAATCTCTGGGTCATAGCTGATATGGTGATTTTGTTTAATCATCTTTATAATAGTGGTGTCCCAACTTCCACATCCACCAATAAAGCCCTATTAACAGAAAGAAATTAAATAAAGAAATTAATGTTGATACTTCCATTCATCTCCTTCTTCGTCATTAAGTGTCCAATAGATTAACCTTAATAAACAAGTATTATCTTCTAATTCGGTTGTATCGGCTAAACACATTTGTTGCGTCTTATCAAAATTAGGACAATCCTTACACTTCATCTAAAAATTTACCTTTATACACAAATCTTATTGTCTTTTTGAATTTTTCTCTATCTTCTTCGTGTCCACAATATGGACATTGATGATTATTAAATTCGTGGCAAATTATCCCCAAGTCCTTTTTGCATTTAGGGCAAATTATTTTATGTTCGTAGAATGTCCGTATCATAACACCTACTCCCTATTCCTTTTTCTCTCCATTTTCCTTGGTTATATGTTTATTTAAAGCACCCGCTATTGCCCTGGCACAACTTAATGCGATTGTTTTATCCTTATCTTTATAGAGTTTTCGTTTACAGGCATCACAGGTAATTTTATTTAAGTCATTAATGATTATCTCCGCCCTAACGTTGCACTCCAACATTGAGGTAACTAACCTTTGGATAGCTCCCAAATTAGCATCACAGCCTCCATCACCAGTATATTGACAGGTAACACGCACAGGGTAGTCATCCTCGCCATCGGCAATGATAATTTTCATCTTGGCGCAGTTTATCTTTGCCTCGTAGTATCTTCCCTTTGCACCCTCTTTTATAAATCTTATAGGCGTTATTCTTTTCATTTTAGATACTTGTTTTTGAAATATTTGCGTATTTATTAATCTTTTTCCACAATGCTTCTAAGCTCATTACATCTTCTATATTATGTTTCATTATGTAATTAAGGGCTTGTTGCATAAGCTTAGGATTTCCCGTAAACATCTTAATCCATACATTGGGATTGAGTTTATGTTTCTTGCAGGAAATTCCAAAAAACTGGCAAATCGTCTCTAGTCTATTAGAATGAAAGCAAAATTTGCTTTTTGCGATAGACCACGTATCTGAGGCATAGGTAAATTTATACTCAGGAAAAGGCAAATTCCATTTAACCGCCCTCGTTCTTAAAAAAGGCAAATCAAACTTGTAATCTGTTCCATAGTGAACCACTAATCTACCAAACCGTTCGGTATCCTTGATAAATTGTTTTAAAAGTTCTTTATCATATTTTTCCTCATAAAGTTCTTTAAGAGTAACCGCCCTCTTTAAAAGAACCCCATCCAGCTCTTTTATACAATAAGTATAAACAATGCCAAATGGGGCTTTTAAGTTTGACGCCTCTATATCAAGGAAGCCGACTGATTGATGCTGTGGATTCTCTTTTACGTAACAATTATAATGCTCAAGATAGGTGTGTTCGCATTTACATCGGTGAGTGCCTAACCAAACTATCTCAGCTTTGGTGAGTTGTTTAACAGGAGCAATAGGCATATTGCCTCCTAATCATAATCCCACAATTTATCCTCTAAATCGGAAATTCGTCTATTAAGATTATCAACAAGCAAAAATTCTTTATCTTCTGCGTGTTTTTTCTTAATTGCTTTCCAGGTTTTATTTCTTTTTTTCTTTAAACCACGCAATTTACCTTTTAATCTACGCTTTCTTTCTTTAACCGAAAAGAAACCAAGAACCTTATTTATAACACCTGCTATCTCTCCTATCATTATTCACCTATATCTCTAAGAAGAAATCCTTGATTTTCTCAAATATTTCCTCAAATCCATCAAAGAAGTCTCCTATCTTTTCTACTAATAAATCATCTTTGTTTCCAGGAATCAATACAGCACAAATACGAGTTATTACCATAAGAAACTCCCTTATAAGCGGTAAAGCTGATTGTATCAACCCTACAATACCCGCCAAGTTTTTAGGAATAAGCTTTCTTAATAAACTCTTTATCATTGATTCACCTCCTCTTTAATATTCTTTTGTTTATATATTTTATAATTGCCCATATCATCACAACTTTAAGTGAGGCATTTAAAATAAGAGTAGCTAAGTATTCTACCAATACTAAACTAGCAAGGCTCATCCTAACCATCTCCTTTGCAATGCCCCTATAATTGTCATTGCTATTGTGCTACCTGTGATATACTCGGCAATTTTCCAAACAAAATCTTTAGAGGTCTTATTCCAATTAGATAAAGCAAATGTGCATAAAAATATTAGGGGCGTTAATAACATCCACCAAGTCCAACCAAACCACAAGGCGGGGGTTACATAGGATATTGCTGTTAGGGTTTTCTTTTTCCAAGAACTACTTTCCCCATACCCCAAATGAGCTATTGCAATAAGGTTTAGCCACGCACAAATTATTTGCCAACCGTGTATTGGTAAATAATTTTGAAGCCAAAATAATAATCCAAGTAATATCGTAGGTAAAGCAAATCTTCTCCAATATTTTCCCTGCCACCATACAGGAGGCTCTATGCCCCAACCACCAAAAGCCCATAATCCACCAGCAAACGTCATCATCAAAATATAGATAACCTCAATCATTCTTTTCCTCCGACATTTTTACTATGCGATTTTGTTCATCATTAATAACACTATATATATTCCTTATTTCCTTACCTATCCCTCTTCGTATATGTGAGAGTTTTTTTCCCAATTTTTTTAATTCTGGTTCTTTTCTATCTTTAAGCTTTAATTCTACTCCTGTTATTTCAGTCGTAACATTAGATATACTGTGTAATATTTTCCCTAATTGCGTGTAACTTATCTTTGGACAGTCGAGCTTGTGCCAACCTTTTGATTTTTCTTTATCCATTCTTGTAATCCCAATGCTAATACAGGAGCAGTTAATATATCTCCAAATTTTGTAAGATGTTTTCTATATCGTTTCTTTTTCTTTTTCATTTAGTAAAAAGTATCTTAATAAATGTTCCCACAACCATCACTAAGATCGGACAAAGAATCGCAAGGGTTACCCATTCATGATGCTTAAGATGGTTGCTTAATAGAGTTTCTATTACAATTAATCGTTCATTTATCGTCAGGTTTCTTTTCTTCCTCACCATCTTTCTCCTTTTGTTTTTCCCTAAGTGAGGGATTATTGAGTTTTTTCAAAAGCATTAAAGCATTACTAGCAACTTGTATCCCCAATGCCTTTACTGCTACATCAAGAAATCCTTTTAACATCTTAACTTCTTCATTACTGAAATCAAACTTTGGCATAATTCCTCCTATGGCTTAGCGTTTCTTAATTCAGCATTCTTTAAATCAGCATTGGATATACCTGCATAATCATAATCAACTGTAAGTAAAGGTCTGTTTGCTTCTGTTGCATTTTCCTGTGTTCCTATTACTGCGTGTGTATCAGTTGTTATAGCACCTGCCCAATGGGCATCTATCTCAATATTGGTTGTGCCTGTTAGATTTACTTCAGGATAGGAAGCAACTAAGAAAGTTCGTGTGTATGTTTGAACCACGGGTTGCTTTACCTCGGTATAACCCAAGGTTCCTCCAATCACAACATCCTTATAATCAGTAGTTTCAAGAGTAGTTCCTGCATCATCCCCCATATAAAATTTTAACCTTAATGCCCTCATATCAAGTCCGCCAACTACAGCAGTAACTACATATCTTAATACAACTTTTGATACTATAGCTCCTGCACCAATACTTGATGTATCAAAGAAGAAAAAACCGTGCCACTCATAAGTATCTTGGTCTTGTGCGAATGAAGAAGGAGCACCAACTATCAAGGTAGTGGCTGTCTTGTTAATAGCAAGTGTGGTAATATATCCATCTTCTGTCGAACCGTAAGTGCTAAGCTGGGGCATCTGTCCTCTCTCCATCTTGTGTCCAATAAATAGTATCCCAAGTAGGTGCTACCAACATTTCTACTTCCTCATATCTTCGGGTATCTCGATTGTATCTCCTTTTAAATGTATCAGGTCGTCTTGTATGAGGTTCTCTATTATATAATTTTCTTTCTCTCAATGAATAAACCTCGCTGTATTGTTTGTTTTTCCATTCACCAAAACGAACCTCTATACTGACTTTTAATCTGTGCTGCATCTTATATACTTGTTCCATAAAGAAAGATAAATCTTCAAGAAAAATTGTTCTTAATTGTTCCTGTTTATCTCTATCTTCAGTAGTAAGTTGTATATCAAAATCACTCCATATCCTTTGGTTACCGTATGCGAAAGAACCACATATTTCATAATCCTTAATTAAATCTCTAACTCCCATATCCGTAAAATGGTCATCCATTATATTTACGAACTCATCTAATGCCTGCTTAAGGGTATCTAATTGTAAATCAGTAGCATCCTCAATAAAATCCATATCCCAAAACTTTGCACGCCTACCCCACCAGATGATATGCCCTATCGCTGGGTGTGGTTGTTCGTTATCTTGTAATTGAACTTCTATCATAGCTTCCTTATTTCATCTTACTTATTGTCATTGTAGTTCCATCATAAGCACTTAATGTTCCTGCTCCCGAACTATCTAAAGTTACATTTATATAATCATTATTGCTTAAACCTCTTATTACTGATATTGACCTGATCACAGGATCAACTGCACTATGAATATAAAAATCGTGTGAATAGAAAGCTGCACCGTTATCTTTAACTGCTAATACAACAAGACCTGAAGATGATATATTAAGAATGAATGTTACAGTAATAAGATATATCCCGTCTGAATTAGCAGTAAATCTGCCATTTGCTTGAGTATAAGTTATTCCATCGGCAGTTACATTACTATCAAAAGTATATGTAGCATAGTTATCCTCATCAAATACATCAAATTCAAGAGCTGTAGCAGTAGAAGAAGCAGTTGTGGTTATAGATAAATATCCACTTGCAGTCGAAGTTATCTTGCCAACAGTCAAATCCCCAGATACCGTTAAATCCTGAGCAATAGTAATATCACCTGTTCCATCTGCTATGGTAAGTCTTACAGATGTGCCCAATGTGGTTGCTTCGCCAATTTTAAAATCATCATCTGTGCTATCAATTCCCATAATAAAATCTTGACTTACTACCCTGAATTGACAAACAGCATCAGCTCCTACATTGGTGCTGGTATTTTCTATTTTAAAACCACAACTAGCATTAGAAGTATTACTCTCTTGTATATGGAGTGTCCTATCTAAAGCTCCAGTGCCGACACCTACTCTATTTGTGCTTGCATCTACCCAAAGCATTTCAATATTGCTTTGACTTTCTACTCTGAAGTCGCTATCATTAGCACCCTCATTTATTACAGCACCTTCGTTGAATATAGAACGACCAGAACCGCCTATTTCTACGACAGAATTGGTAGTATCTACCGTTAATATATCTCCCGTATCTCCATTCTTGCGGACTAATAATGCCTCTGCATCAGTAATATCTATTAAGACTTTTGATAAAGTAAGATTCCCTGCGGTAGTCAAATTTTCGTTATCAAAATCTATTTCACCGCTACTTGATGTAATCTTTAAATCACAAGCACCTACTGTCGTTATCTCTGGAACACCACCTACTGTTTGTAGGGCGATATAGTCATCTGAATCTCCACTTGGTCTAAGGTCTATCTCTTCATTAGCACGAAGATTTATCTTATCTTGAGCTTGGATTATTAAATCATCAGTAGAGTTGGTATGCTGTAGATAGGATTCTGAGGTAGTACTTTCATATAAGGTTAGTTGAATAAAAGAACCATCTGTAGAAAGTATAACTTCACCGCCACCTACTCTTCTGATATAAGGAGTATTACCTGAGGTAAGGAATTGTAAATAATCGTCGGTGTCACCACTTGGTCTGATGTCTATTGCATTAGCCGAAGAAATAACGGAAGTATCATCAGTTAGAGTAATAGAACCAAAAGAAGGACTATCGCCTGATTTATAATACCTTGCATCATGGTCAGAGACAGTCCCGCCAGTATCAGGCATATCAGATAGGTCGGCGTGTGCTAATACTTCTGTATAGTCTTTATAGTAATCTAAGTTTCCTGTAAATGGATTGTAATACCAGCTCATTTATTCCTCTTGACTTTGATTGGATTTATGATATAATTGAGATGATGAAAAAGATAAATTTATATACACTCGGCTTTTGGTTAATTATTAGTTTATTTTTTTTTGGAATATACCAACTTTTTTTACACTATCCAGATATTGCGAACATTATTTTTGTTGATCCACAAATTCCTTCTCCAGATTAATTATCTCAATGTTTTTCTTAATTGCCTGTATTCCTGAATTGTTTGTTTAACTCTTTCAAGTTCCCTTAATCTTTCATACTTCTTAGCCCAAAAGCCACCCTTTTCTAAATCCTGCATTTTTCTTTCTATTACCTGTAATGCTCTTCTTCTTAAATCTTTTAAATTAATCTTATATACCGTAGATAAAGTATGATGAAATAATTGTTCATCCGGAGTTAATTTTTCTTTTCTTATTTGCTTTTTAATAAGTTTATTTATTTCATTAACCAGTCTTGCTTGAGGCAAAATCGTGGTTAAGAGATATTTCCATCTAATGGGTATATCCTTTTTTAACAACTCTTGAGTTTGCTTGTCGTATCTTTGTATTTCGCTTTCAAAATACAAACTTTTATTAAATGCCAATTCTAATGGTGCTCTTACAAAGGGTGAAAGTAATTCTTGGAATATTTCTTGTGGTCTTACAATTTTTGCTAAATCTCCAGCAGGTAATAATCCTTCTAACGGAACATAGGTAACCGTATCTACGGTTCTTTTCAATTCAATAGGTAATCTTTCATATAATTGTGGCATAGCATATTTAAGTCTTAACAAATCTTGAGGGCTTCTTTCCCTTAATACTGGGGCTAAACGAGCAAACTTTTGTGGTTGTTTCCATATATTTTCTAGTTGAAGAGGAATATTTTTTCTTGTCCAAGTATAAAAAGGAAATGCACGTTTCATTACTTGTTTTTCAAAAGCAGTTAAATTTTGGTAATCAAATAAATATTTCTTGACTACCAAAGATGCCCGTAAAGCATCATCCCCCTTTTCTAACCTGGCTAAAAACAATGCTCCCCTTGCATTATTCTCAATCGTGGTTCCTAATGCCATACCCTTCTCTGTTACTATTCTTCCCGTTGCAACTTTTGCTATCTTTTTCTTTAAAGGAAGCCTTAAAAATCCTCTTTCAAATTGTTCTACTATGCTTGTTTCAATATCAGCAGCATACCAACCGTGTCCTAATGTTTGAGTTTGTTCCATTCTTAAGATAAGATCATCTGCTTGTTGTGGAAGAATTTTAAATTTTCTTAATTCTGCTAAAGCAAATCTTTCTTGTATTCCACCAGTCCCTTTATATTTTCTATAAGTTTGTAGGGTTTGCATCATAGCAAAATGACGAGGTCTAGCACTTCCCTCTAAATGAACATTCCATAAATTGCCCACCATATTTCTTAAATGGTATTTAGCGAATGGTGCAAGTGTCCATTTCTTCCATAAATTTTGAACAACACTCCATCCTTTTAGAAATATTCCTGTTTCATTGGGATTAAAATATTTTGGAGTAATTCTTGTAATTTCACTTGCAATCTCTGGGTCAAACCTTAAATTTTTTAAAGAAGGATTTAATTTTGTAATAGTGCCAGGTAATTCTTCCCAAAAAGAAGGTGCTGTTTTTAATCCAAATGTTTTACCTACATCATCCAAAAATTGAGCCGAAGTAACTGCTTTAGCTGAACGAATACCCCTTATTGCTACAGCAATAGAGGGTTTCTGCAAAAAGAAATTTTCAACGGTTTTACCACCTAAAGATGAAACTCCATATTGAGCACAAAGATCATTCCATTCTCCAAGAGTAAAATCTCTTGTTTTGCGTCGAATGGCATTTTTTAGTTTGGGATACCATATTTTTGCATTTCCACCAAAATTAGTTTGTTTTGCTTGATTTAAAAGACGCATTGCTTCTTTAGTAGTAATACGAGGGAAATACATTATATTTCTTACTCCACCAGCTAAAGAAGTAATCGGAACTCCTGCATGTAATTCCGTAGTTAATATATTAGTTAAATGGGATTTAAAAATATTGGCTAATGCTATAGATTCTTGGGGAACATTTCGAGGAATTATTTGAGGTTGTTCAATCAAATTAACTATTTGTTTTTCCACATCATCAATAGAATGACCTGTTTTTTTAGAGATATTCTGAATTACATTTCTTGCTTTTATTCCAAATTTTAATTCTTTATATTTTAACCACTCTCTTTTAGATAAATATTTATCAATTAATTCTCCAAGATTACCTATACCAGTTTTGGTAATAAACATTGTTTTTAAAGTGGAAGTAACTGGTTGAACTTTTTCTGCAATAAAAGTTCCCACTTTAACAACTCCAGGTATTTTTTTTATCCCCTTGGTTGTCAGACCCACTGCTTTACCAATTCCTTTTGTAACCGCTTGATAACCACCATACATTAACGGGTCGAGAGTAACCTCGGCAGCAAAACCCATAAAGGGAATATTTCTTATGCCCACATTTTCTGCCAATTCATTAATTGTATGTCGTTCTTGACCACTAAGTCCCCTCCAAAATGCTTCAAATCTTTTTTTGATTTGGGGTTTTTTATCGAGAAGAACTTTAGAACGGGCAATTAAATCTGTCTCTGGAATACCTTTCATAGCCTCCAAATTTTCTCTTTGGGCTTGTGCCACCATAGCTTTTAAACCATACACAGGACGACCAATTATATCTAAAACCTTACCAAATTTAGACATTTTAGAAAAAGGAGTATCCTCTTTAGTTATTATGTCAGTCAATCTAATTCCTTTGGAAGTTATTTCTGGTATATCCGTTAATCTAATTCCTTGCGATTTTTCTGGAATATTGGTTAATCTTATTCCTTCTTCTTTTATATCCGTTAAACGAATTGGCATTTTATCCTTTTAATTTATATTAAGTGGGTTGAAACCCTTCTTTCTTTTCTTTCGGAGAAACCGACTTTCTTTTCTTTCTTGGGAAGTCTCTCCGAAAGTCCCAAGAGCTAATAATAAAAATAATAGCAAGCTTTAATTGATTAAAAAGATATATTGGAATATCTTGCTTCCCAAGTTTGGGTCGTCAGAAAGTCGTCAAAGGACGTAGCCCTCTTTTTAATTGTATTACTATTTTTTGAGGTTATGAGAGTCAAAAGCATAAAACACTCTTCCTACTTTATTAATTCCACTAATGGAACTCCATCTTTATCAATTCCAACTACCCTGTAACTTTTTCCACCTTTTTTAATTATGTCATCAATTTTGATTTCAGGATATTGTGCTAAGACATCTTGAAAATCCACAGGATTAAATCCAGCTAATTCGATTGCTCTTAAAGCATCTACTCGATTTTTAACATCAAATTCCTCTGGTTCTCCTCCAAATCTTCCAATTACTACGTGTCCCCTAGCAATTCCCGATTTTAAAGCTGCAACTTCTTGTTGCTGAGCCCACGAAGGTTGTCTTACCTCCCTACTTTTTTTTGCAGCATATAACTGTCTTGCTGTTTCAACTTGTTTACTAGGTGGTAAATTAGAAGCAACATTCAAATTCCAACCTTGTCCTGCTGCTAAATTCTGGAATTTCTGAACTGGTTGTAATTGTTGTTGACCCAACTTTTGTCTTGCTAAACCAATTTGTGCTTGTTGATAAGGTGTCATTGTTGGTTTCGGTTTAATAGAATATTGCACCTGACCCGTAACAGGATTAACAGTTGAACTAACTACAACATTTTTATCTTTTAAAGCAGCATTAACCTTTTTCTCCGCTTTCAATCTATCTTGTTCTTGAAGAAAACCTTTAAGAAAGGTTGAAGCTGCATTCCAGTCAAAATTTCCCATTCTTACCTCCTAAAATTGGCTCCATGTTCCCATATCTTGAACTCCCTGGGGAGTATTACTACCATAATAATTACCATATTGGCTAAAACCACCACCACCCATACCAGGTTGTGTTCCCCAAGCTCCTAACCCTCTTGCAAATAAACTTCCAAAGCCAGCTAAATCCATTGGTTGGGAAGGTTGATTATACATTAAGCCCATACTCGGCATAGCTCCTCCCGAAGTAGGCATTACACCCAATAAACTTTGTGCTTCACCTATTGCCTGTTGCATAGCATTGTAATTGGCTAGGGATCGTTCTGTTGCTAAACCTGTTTCACCTTGTGCCTTGGCTAAACCTACATTTTGAAGCCAACTCTGTCCAACAGGTCCAGAAGTAAGCATGCCCCTACTTGCTGCTAAAGTTCCTAGTTGATTTTCTAAATCACCATAGCCTCTAGCTAATCTCTGTCTAGCTAACTGCCATACTTGATTTTCTAATTCAGGTGGTAATCCTGGTTGTTCAAGTCTCTGTGCTATTAATGGCTGAAGTTGTCCCAATGTTTCCTGTAGGTAAGGAGAAACATATTGCATCCACTCAGTTCCCATTCTCTGTTGGGCTAGTTGTTCACCCCACATAGCCCTTAATAAATCTCTGTCAGCATCTTCTAAGCCTCCGCTACCACCGCCACTAAAAGCACCCATTAAACTTCCTGCTCCAGTAGCTAACGAACCAATAGCTCCCAATGCTCCCCATAAACCCATAGTAAAACCTCCTTATTTATACCCGCATCCATCGAGTAACAAACTCTTCTTTTTCATTTCTTCTGCTGTTATACACCATTTAGGGCGATTATTATAAACGTTACATAAATTATCCTCTGTCAAATATGGACATTTTATAGTTGTTTTTGTTTTAAATCCCCTTCTATCATAGAATCCCATATAACAACATCTTCCACATTTTAAACATTTATCTTCTTGCATCTATGTCAATCCCGCACTCAATATTGCAGAATCATTTACTTTTATACAAATTGCCGAAGTGCTGCTATTCATACATAACAACATCTCATCCATATCCATTTCATCATCCGTAGGATAGGTAGAAACCTTCCTTAACAAATAAGGTAAATCATAGGTTTTTCTATGAACCTCATTATGCTGTTCTGAAATATTTGGTAATCTCTGGAATTGCTTTCTACCCATTTATGCTCCTAATGGAAGCCAGAACATAGTTCCAGTGGATACATCTCCACTAACAGTCGCTTTATAATAGTCGTCTTTTTTCACAGGAAACATAATACAAGCGTGTCCTGTGCCACTGCCTTCATAATTTGCATAATGTCTTATTCTTACAGTCGTGGGTGTAGCATTTGAATCTGTAATGCCTTGTATATCAATATCTCCTCTCGATGAAACAGACCACGCTGTTACAAAACCATCTGTATCTGCTTGATAAGTTGTTCCTATTGTTTTAGAAGTCCAAGTTCCAAATCTCCAATGTTGCCAAGTCGTGCCATCATAGAACTTCATTATGTCGTTGGTAGAATCATACCAGGGACAACCCTCCTCTTTATAAGATGGCTCTGTGTCCGCAGTCCAATGGTCTCCTTTTTGTATTCCTTCAAAGTTATCCCTTATATCGTTATCTACTGACGCACAATCTCTACCATTAGCAGGTAAGGTTTTATCAAATGACATTTGTTTCCTCCTTTAATATCTTTCTGGCTGTGGGCTTAATAGCAAATTCACAGCTTTAATTGTTAAATCTTCTATATCATTATATTTAAGTCTAAATCTTCCCCTTTTACCAAAAGCAGTTGTAGGAAAGGGTGATTTATAAGTTTTGGTGTCATTAGCTAAATTCACAGTAAATATTCCTGAAACACTTTCATTATCCAATTCCCAAATACAGCTTAATAATCCATCCGAACCATCGTGGTCTATTTCAAATCTACGCAACCTAACAGGCGTTGCCTGTGGAGTAAATTGCAGGTAGCCACTTCTCCAATCGCAATCTATCGCTGTTTCTACTTCCGTGCCCGTTACTCCATAAGTTAACTTGAATAAGTAATCATTTTTTACATAAAGTTGCGGAGTGCTATCTTTATTTGGATCAAATGAAGATAGGGTAATTCTAAATTGAAGCCAATCTTGGGCTGTTTCACCTGTAATATCTGAACCTAAAGCATTACTATATTCAGATGACCAAGTTCCAGATAAACCTGCCGAAGTAGTAGATGTCCTTAGAGCTACAGTTGCATCTCCATAATCACCCAATGTTTCATTCCAATACATATAGTAAAGATTACTCGCATTAAGTTGTAATACTGGTGATATATAAGTTCCAGAAGGAGCATAGGCAGAAGGAAAATCATCCAAAGCAGAACCAGTCCAATCATCTAAAGAACTTCCTGTCATACGGTCTAGCGTATAACGACCACCCAATTCTAAAGTAGGGCTTTCTTCAGTTCCAAAAACAAACAAATTAGAGAGTGTTCCACTTGGTCTAAATTCGGATAATTTACTGAATACTTCACCACTTATAGTAGTTTCTTCTTTATAAACAAATCCATTCTGGCTATCTCCATAATAAATCTCCCCCCAATCATCAGAACCAGAAAGGGTGCAAAATGAATCTATCTTTTTATGTTCGATTGAAAAATTGTCTGTCAGGGTGTCATACAAAAGAACCCGATTGTTATAAGTAACATTGGAAGCTCTATCTGTATATGCAAGATAACAGATGTGGTCGTGATAATGTCCCTTGCATTTATCATGCCTAGAAAGCATTATTTCATCTGTGGTAATTTTGTTTACTCTATCGCTATTTGATAATAGTCTTGAATTTTGTCCGTCAAAAAGTCGCCAACCATCAATAGCAAGATATAATATTCCAGCAGGTGTTTCTTTAATTGAATAAGGAGATACACAACCATATTTACTGAATGGTTCGGATACTGACCATATATCAGGGTCTCCATCAGTAAATATTTTCCTTATGGTATTCTTTTTGAATACACACAAATATCCTGTAGGGTCAACAGCTATTCCAGTTATTTCGTCGCCATCATCTGGTGAAACAGGAATGTAATTATTGGCTGGGTATATTTCGGGATAAGCAATAATACCTGAAATTTTGGAATAATATACCCTTGATTTATTGGTGCTATTCCCTGCCGAAAATACCCTATCTTTATGTAACCTGAGATATTTTGTAACAGGAGGAGCCCCATTATCAGTAGGAACGGTTATAGTAGTATCTAAATTGGCATCTACGTCATCGTCGTTATATACAGTTGTGGTGTTGTCTGCCAACTCAGTTAAATAGTAATAGGTAGTGCCATCCGCTTCTGTTCTATAAATCTTTCTTCCTGTTATATCAAAAGCATCTGCATGGGGCGTGGTAGGCGCAGTAAAATTGGCAGTCCATCTTGCTATGCCTTTTGAAATCCTCACTTCATCTATCCAACCATCAAGATATGTCGTTAATCCAGGAGAGTAACCGACATATAAAGAAGCGGCTATATTTCCTACATCATTAGAACCAAAGGCAGTAGTTTCAGTAAGGGTTTGGGGCGTGCCATCAATAAGTATATAAGCATTTGAGCCATTTCTTACAAAAGCAAGGTGATACCAGGTATCCGCAGAAACAGACCAATTATTTGTCATTACATAATCGCCCTTAGTAACCCCGCTTTCATTAATAAAAATCATTCTTAATTTGTTACCATTGGCACTGGTATATTTCTCTAAAAGCCAATAATTTGTAGTATCGTCTTGACAAACAAATGCCTGTCTATTGGTCAAATCATTAAATCTTGCCCAAAAATCTATGGTGAAATCACCTGTTCCAAAACTCCAATCAGCATGGTCAGGAAAAGTCAAATAATCACTATTTCCATCAAGTAATAGCGAAGAAGAACCAAATTTCTTCTGTGCTGTATCTATCTGTGCTGTGCCATTGAATGTCGCAGCGTGAAATTCTCCAACATCAGTAGTGGTAGTAGCTGCATCAGCCCCTTCAAGTGGAAGTAATAATTTCGTATAAGAATCAAAATTAGCAACAGGAATATCAGTTAAATCTACGGTTTTGCTTGCACCTATTGTTACAGAACAATCCCCTGATTGGCTATTTCCTTCTTGGTAACCATCAAATTCATAGGTAACTTTGTATTTATATGTGCCTGCTGCCATAGTGCCTGCTACACCTTCGGCTGCGGAAGGAGCTGTATCGGGGGCTTCACAACCCGCATCTTTTATATCAACACCATCTGTCCTGATAATATTGTCAGTTCCATTTGCCAGATAATGAAAATCTTTAAAAGTTACTCCTGTATAATCGAGGTCAGCAGTTAAATCTGTTTTTAGATTTGAGAATGTTCCCGCTGCATCATTCCCCACTTTTAAATTGGTATCATAGACAGCTAAAAGATATTTATTTGTTCCTATGTAAATCCTATCTAAATATTTAATAGGATTAGCACCTAACGACGTTGCATTATATTTTGCATAGACAGGTCTACGAGATAAATTACCCTTTTCATCAAATCGCCAATTCTGGCATATATCAGATACGCCTATAGGTAGATTCTCTGAAGGTGTTTTTTTATCTAGTCCTTTAAATACATCTATAGCTAAAGCAACATCTTCTTCTTGAAAAGTATCATACATTTTAATTTTTCCTTATTGATTTACTTATTGGTCTAAGGGATTCTGCTTGAGTGAACTTCCTCCGGCTCCCTTATGGTAGGGTCGGATAACTTGTTGAAAATCTTCCATCCTGTTAAGTTCAACCTTCATATTAACTGTCTTGGCGAGGTAATTTTTCTCTATATAATCCGATTGTTGCCATTTACCAACTATTTGCTTAAGATGATAAATCACATAGAGAATAATCAATTCGTGATAAGATTTTAAATGATTCAAACTATTAAATGGAACATCTCCATTGTCAGATAAAGTATCAGGTTGTTCCACATAATACACCCTTAAATAATCAGTTCCCGCTTCGCTAGATGTGGGTATTTGATAAAGACCTATTTTATCCCTTCTGATAAAATAAGCATAGATTGTTCCAGTATCATCAAACCAATCTTCATCTACCTCATTAGAAAGAAAATCCATAGTAACCCTGGGTAGTTTCTCCCAGTTGCCAGAGCCTCCATAATAAACAGCAGTAATGCTAATAGCGTCTGTTGGCTTAGAATATTCCTGAGTATCAGCAGTTACAGTTTGGTCTGCATAATTTTGGATACACTCCGTCTTTGAAGTTATATCCATTACAGCATCGTTAATCAAAATATCTAAATCCTGATTATTTATAACCGTGGTATCTGCCTCTGGCATCATCAGTCTAATTCTTGTTCTAATTTCACTTAAAGTCATCGTAAACTCCCTTGAGATAATCGCTATATTCTTTTGCTAAAATTTCCATATTAAAATTTTTCTTTACCTCTCTATAGGCATTTTCACCTATTTGTTTCCTTTTTTCACCGTTTTCAATAAGCATACATAATTTATAAAACCATTCTTCTGGTTCTGAACATAAATAACCAGTATCATCTTCTTCAATAGTCCTCTTAAAATCCTCCACATTACTTGCTATTGTAGGTATTTTTAAAGCCGAATATTCAAGCCATCTTAAATTGCTCTTTGCCCTATTAAAATTATTGTCAAGCAAGGGGGCTAATCCTATGTCAAAATTCTTTTTGTATAAAGCCTCTGGGTAATTGTAGGGGTTAGACCAGGCATTATGACATTTTATTTGGGGATGTTTTTTAATAAAAAAATCAGGTGCTCCTCCCATAAAGTAAAATTCCACATTTTTATATTTGTCAAGTATCCTGTAAACAATTTTTTCAATATATCTTACATCTTCAGAATGTGTATATGCACCAGCCCAACCTATTTTTATTTTCTTCCCCTTTTTTTCTTTTATGGGGAAATTCCAAATATTAAAATCAACTCCATTCCTCATAACTTTAATATTTTTGTTGTGGTCAGCGTATAAATCTTTCAAATATGGAGTTGAAACTATCACACCATCTGAAATTTTTAATTGTTCTTCCAGTCCATCACAGGCTTCTTTACCTGCTCTATAAACATTAAAAGCTGGAGAATAATCATTTAATTGAAAACAGTAGTCATCTATCTCCATAAGAATAGGTTTTTTAGGAAAGAGCATTTTCAATCCTTTAATAAGAGCAATGCCATAATCGCAAATTACATACCCAATAACTACCACATCAGCCATACCCACAAGCTTTTCTATCTGAAGTTCAAGCATTGTGCTTCTGAATTTATCAAATTGCCACTCGTAAGGCATACTTCTGTTAGGATCAAAGCTATCCATTGCAGGCGAAAGAGTTTTATCTTTCTTAAATTGCTGAAAGAATAAAAACATTCTCTGCCAGGTTACCCCCGCATTAGCTGTAGGCATAAAAAGAATCTTAAATTGATTAGACATAAGAAAGCCTTATTCCCATCCTTTCCCGTCTTGCACCCATTATGCCATTACGCAGGGTTCTGACTTTACAAAGTTCTTTTTTTGTGTAGCCAAACTTATAATTAGCTTTAAGCCAATCATGAATTAACTTCCAATCATCTGTCTGATTGCCATTTTTACGGTATGGCGTCTTTAAAATCTTTTCTTTCTTATAAGCACAATTATCGTGGCAGAAAAAAGTCATTCTACCCTTAAAAAACATTCTTTTCTTTATTGGTTCTGCCTTATATACTTTTAGAGGTAATCCCCTATGATTTATCTCTATGTATGAACCAGTCAAAATATCTACATTGGGATATTGTTTAAAATAATTGTATGTTATTTTTGTTCTGTCTTGGTGGTATAAATCATCAGAATCACAAACACCTATAATCTCTGCTCTAGCTAGCTTATTGCCAAAATTTCTAGCACTTTCCACTCCTGCGTGTTTCTTTTTGTAATAGTGTAGATTTTTATGTTGACTACACAACCAACACATCAATTCTTCTGTAGTGTCAGTAGAACCATCATCGACTATGATTATTTCAAATTCTTCGGAATTAAAATCCTGCTCTAATAAAGTTGCAATACATTCACCCAAATATTCCACTCTGTTATACGTAGGTAAAACATAACTGATTTTTATTTCTTTTTCTTTTTGAATATTCTTTCGGCTTTTTCTGCCCATTTTTCAAGTTCCCCTTCTTTAAAATTCGGATGATTTAAAAAGGACTTATTGTAATAGTTAAAAAGTTCAGGATATTCTCTAGCAAGATAACCCTCTTTCGTGCATATATCAAAGAGCTTTGTTCCCTTAAAAGGAAAAAATATGGTAAACTGTGCTATATCTGGTTTAAGTTTTTTATTTAATTCTATTGTAGCGAGTATATCTTCTCTGGTTTCATAGGGCAAACCCACCATGTTGAATGAATACACCATAAGACCAAAATCTTTTGCGATTTTAAACGCTTCAATAATCTGTTCCTGAGACATCTTTCTGTTAAGAATTTCTTTTCTGAATTTTTCATTTCCACTTTCCACCCCAATGCTAACTGCCTTACCACCCGCCTCGGCAACCAGTCTCATTTTTTCTCTTGTAACCATTTCTGGTCGTGTCATAAAAACAAATGGCGTTTTGTCGTGAATATCCTTAAACTCTTCGAGCCAATTTCCCTCAACCATAAAAGTATCATCAACAAAATATAAAAAGTTGCAATCAGGATACAGGCTACGAAAGCTCCTAATTTCACTAACAACCCGTTGAGGAGATTTTTTACGGTGATATGTTCCTTTTCCCTTGTAAATCTTTTGTAAATATTCATTACAACAATATGAGCATAAATAAGGGCATCCCCTAGTCGTTTCAAATGTCCCTACGCATCTAATATCTTTAAATAACGACTTAATGTAGGAATTATAAAAATGGTCTTTGGGAAAAGCTTTCCATTCAGGAAAAGGAAGCTCGTCTAAATTCTGTATAAGAGGTCTTACATCATTCCTGACAATCCTACCCCTTCTTTTAAACCAAAGATTTCTTATCCTGCCTATATCTCTTCCTCTTTCCAACCTGTCAAGCAATTCCTCAAGAGCTTCTTCACTTTCACCCCTTATTACCATCTTAGCGTGTTCTAAAACTTCTTCTGTGTTTATAGTGGGGTGTATTCCTCCAAGAATTACGGGTATAGGATAAGACCATTCAACGATTTTTTTTACATATCCCCATTCGTTGCTTCGGCAGGAAACCAATACTAAATCAGGAAGGAATGTTTCAAGATTCTCTAAAAAGGCGGATTTTTCCCCACCTGATTTTATAATAGTTAAATCAAAAAGTCTTACATCGTGTTTTTTTAAAATAACGGAAATTAATGAAGCTATCCCCACTTGCGGAGTTGTTTGCCTGGTTATATTGGGATAAACGAATAAAATCTTCACAATTTAATAAGATGTTCTGGGATGCCATAATAATTATATCTTTCCTGTATGCCCATAATATCCCATCGCCTTAATCCTTCGTGAAAGAATATCTTTATTTGCTAGGGAAAATCTAATTCAATAATAGATTTCCAATTAGTTTCATATTGGGGATCGCCAAAATGTATATCAAATGGATTTATTTCTATAAACACCATTGATTATTGAATGAAGTCTTTTTTTGATTTTATTAGGATTGAGATAGTCTTTATAATACTGAACTGCCTCATCTGTAGGATATTGTTTTTTTCTTATCTTCTTCTTTATCTGTCTTATCTTCTCAATAATAATTTTCCTTACGCCTTCTTCGTCTTTTTTGCTATCTATCTTTTCTATGTAAGGCATATCAACATTACTGACTACATATCTTCCCGACATCAAAAATTCCATAGGTGCTGTAGGCAATCCATCGTGAACCGTATATCGCAGGAGTATTGAGGTTTTGTCGATTATTTCATTTATATCTTTCCAACCCACAATATGAACATTCTTAAAATCCTGTTGTTCCTTTACTCCCCTATCTCCGTAAAGATAAAATTGAACATCAGGCATATTCTTAGTAATATTTTCAATAAGAATGGGATGGTAGTTATCCGTATTTACTCCAGGTAAATAAACAGCTACAGCAAAATCCTTGGGCATTGGTTTTCTTGTAAAAGAACTAATATCTCTTAATAGAGGCAGGACTTCTGTTTTTATTCCCATCTTAATCAATTCTCTCTGCTGAACTTTTGATTCGGCAAACATAATAGACATAGTTTGGTTTAATGTGTTTCCTAAAGCATTCAAACTTTCCCAAGATAATTTCTTTAGTCCTGCAATATCAGAACCTAACCAATGGATAACCTTCTTGCAGTCTTTCTGGCAGTTAAGAAATACCCTTGCGTGTTTATCTGCTGAATTAGGATAAAAACCCAATAAGTAAACCATCTTGTATGTGTGAGGTTTAAACGAAGGCATGGGCATAAAATCTGCATCTAAAAACTTTGCCAAGTTCTTCCCAAAGAACGGAGCTCCCAATGAAGCAACTACAATCGACCTCTGTGGAATATTATTATTCTCTCTTATTTGCTTTACCCTTTCTATCCAATTCTGTGAACTGTCGTGTGATAATCCGCCTGTTCTGGGCGGTTCTGCAATATATGAATAATAATTACCAAGATAATATCCCCTATATCCCACTTTAACAATTCTCAACCAAAAATCCCAATCGTTGAGAGATTTTATCTTTTCATCCCAAGGGTATTTTTCCCAAATTTCTTTTTTTAATGGAAACCCACCATCTATATAGTTATAAACTTCTAATTGTCTTGGATCAAACTCTTCTGAAGGATATATCTGCCTATTAGGAAACATATATCCGCCATAAATAAAATCTGCTTCTGGATGTTCCTGAAAAGTATCAACCCATTTTCTCAACATTCCAGGAATTGCTCTAAAATCAGAAGAAAAAAAAGATATATATTTACCCGCAGCTACTTTTGCCCCTTCGTTTCTTGCCTTACACGCCCCTCCGTGAGAAATATTAATATGCTTAATACGTGGATCGTTAAAGGTTTTAATTATCAATGAGGCTTTACGTGAATAACCATCTGATACGCAAATTAATTCCCAATCTTTATAATCTTGGTCTAATATACTTTCAATAGCTTTTTCTAAAAATCGTTCTGTGCGATAAATCGGCATTACCAACGAAATCTTAGGCATAACCACCTTCCACCTTTCTATATGGTTTCCTGTTATCTAAAATTTCTTTTATTTTATCTCCTGCTTTTCCATTGCCAAAAGCACCCGTATAATAACCCCACTCAGTAGATTCACGTGCTACTTTACAGGGAGTGCCCGACCAGTAGGCTTCTCTTTGGATACCACCAGAATCCGTTAATATCAATTTTGCGTCTTTGATGTAACGGAGGGTTTCTTCGTAACCCAGGGGGGGCATCTCAACCACATTGCGTGGCAGGTCTATTTTAAATTTCTCAAGGCACTCCCTTGTATGGGGATGAAGCGGAAAAATTATATAACCATAATCTTTCAAACTGTCAATGAGCTGTTTCAATTTATCCTTATTTTCTATATTTTCTTGCCTATGAATAGTAACAAATACAAAATCCCAACATTCCCTGTTTTCTAAAAATCTATCGTAGAGAATATCTCCCGTGAAATATACGCCTTCGGTTATGCCTTCCTTTTTAAGATGTTCAACTGCATTCGGCACAGGACAAAAATTGTAGTTCGCTAGTTGGTCTATTTCTTTTCTATATGTCTCTTCAACAGTATCACGAAAACACCTAACTCCTGATTCAATATGGGCAAGACACATCTTTAATTTATGCGCTGCCCTGGCACCTGCTAATGTTGAACGGGTATCCCCGTGAACTATAATTATATCACTACCTAACAAAACTAATTTCTCTTCAAGCTGTTGGGTAAGAACACCAATATTTGAATGGTCTATATCTGTAGGTAAAAAGTGAACCCTGGTTGATTTCTTGTTTAATAAAAATTTCTCCCCCATATCATAGCTAAAATGCTGTCCCGTAAAAATAATCTCATCTTCCCAATCACAAAGTTTAATTATTTCTGGGCGAGTGCCACATATAGTCAAATATCTCATATTTTATTTATTTTTATTGCAGGATTTCCCGCCCAAGATTCATCTTGTGGAATACTTTTGGTTACTACTGAACCAGCACCTATTCTTGCGTTTCTTCCAATTCTCACACCTGGAAGAATAGTCGCATTAGCCCCAATAGACGCCCCCTTTTCAACCAATATGGGAGTTACTACCCAACCACCTATTGCCCTTGGATGCTTGTCGTTGCAAAAAACAACATTAGGACCAATAAAAACCTCATCTTCAATCGTTACACCTTTGGGAATAAATGCTCCTGCGCCAATCTTGCAATATTTACCAACTTTTACACAGTCGCCTATCTCGGCAAACATACCAATATGAGCGCCTTCTCCAATTTCTGCGGTAGGATAAATATTTACAGGTTCGTAGGATTTATATTTTTTGTCCATATCTTTCGTTGCTATCAACTATCACTCTTAAAAACATTGAGGGATATTCCTGCATAAGGATATTTACGTTAGGCATTACACAATGCCCACCAATATATCCAGGAAATAATATTGGCATAACAACATTCTGACGGTTAATCTTTTTTAATCCTTCATTACGTGAATGTTCAAATTCATTTACAACTTCTTCATAGCTTATGCCATAATATTCACACATTCTTTTTTGTTCCTGTGCGAAAGCAATATTCAATCCCCAGCGAATATTAGACAATAATTTTCCTAATTCAGTAACTTTAGCAGATTTAAAACACTTTGTCCTCAAGCCCATTTCTTGAAAAATATTTGAAGCCTCTTCGGAATGTTTCCCTCCGAAATATTTAATATAAGATTTTATATCTCCTGCCATTCGGGGGTATCTTCCCCTTACGGGAGAATGAACTGTTTTAATAAACCTAATGTTTTCTGTCGTGCCAGGTGCTACAGTAGAATGAATAATAACTAAAGATGGATTATATTTTGCTATGTAATCGTGAATATAATCTATAAATTGAGCTGAATAAGGAAAACAAATATGCAGAACATCAAATTTCCCCTCTAAGTTGTTATCTTTATCAATAGTTACAACCTCTTTTTTATTTTCTTGCAATATTTCATAAAGCCCCCTACCAACATCTCCAAATCCGACAACCAAATGCTTCATCTAACTATTCCTCCTACTTCAAAGGCTTCCGCCTTACCCAAAAAACCAAATTGAGCAGCACGAAATGTTGCTATGGCTCGAATTACCTTTGGATTCATATAGAACTTTGTCGCTTGGCTTATAAACAGATTCATTGTTCTTAGTTTATCTTCAAAGAAAGCATCAATTCTATATACAAGATTAGGTTTAAAATATTTCAAAGAACTATGTCCTTCATAAAAATATAATTGACCTTGAAAAAATCTACAAGCCGATGTCGTTGCTTTATTAACCAATCTATGATCTTGATGTCTGTCGTTATCAGAATGAGTAAATATTACTTGTGGCTTCACTAAATTTATTGAATTTTCTATTGCCTTAATGGTTTCCCTGCCAGAATCATTATTCAAATATGCAGAAGGCAAATTTTGGAATTTAACTTCTGCCTTTAATAAATCTGCTGCCTCGCTTTGTTCTTCTTTTCTTATGTCGCCATTTCCAGAATCACCACCATTAGTAAGGATAAGATAATATAATTTATAACCTTGTTGCTGGTATCTCTTAAAAGTCCCAAAACAACCAAATTCTAAATCGTCGGGATGGGATGCTATACCTAATATTCTTCTTTCCTTCATATTTTTGAGCAGGGGGCTATCGTTGAGGAGTAATAGCCCCTTTATCTTAATTAACCTCTATATATTTGTGATTAAAACAACACCACAACTTGGGTTAAGAATTTTTGCTGCTAATGTCGCCTTATAACCCACATAACTAAACTGCTGTAGTGGGTCAGCTTTATCAGGTCTGGACCTTGGAACAACATAAACCTTTGTTGCATTATCACCTGTGCCAGCACCTTCTAATTCGGTAACAGCGTAAGCACCTCTTCCGAAGATTATAGTGCCATATACTGTTCCAAATGAAGAACCGATACAAGTTGATACCTGCATACCTGAGAAATTGGAAGTTGACATATTGGGATCATCATAGAATTTTACTCCTTCAACTTCACCCATAAGACCTCTTTCCATTTTCTCTGGTCGAGTATATTGATTCCATGTTATCCAGTCCGTATGCCCTCTAAGTGCATCGATAGCTGTAGGGTGAATCATCGAATGATAGAAACCATCATCAAGGGGGGAAACATTTAATTCCCT